CAGAAACTAAGTATAGATATGTCTAAAAAAAAGATAGATAAATTCTTAGGAGGCAATGAATCTCTTCCTATCAATATCACTGTGGATTATACAGAGCACTATGCTATGGAGATGGACAAGTGTATGAACGATATTATATACTTTGCAGAAAATTATTTCTATATAGTTAATTTGGATAAGGGAAGACAGACTATAAAACTGTTTGAGGCTCAGAGAAAAGCAATTTTAGAAATAATGGATAATAAGAGAACCATTATTTGTGCTAGCAGACAAATTGGGAAGTCTACTCTTATGACTATAGTGTGTCTTTGGAACGTCTTATTTAAAAAAGACTATCAGGTAGCTATACTAGCCAACAAAGAGGATCAAGCTAAAGAAATATTAGAACGTATCAAATTAGCATATGAAGAATTGCCAAATTGGTTGAAATCTGGTGTTTTGGAATTTACTAAAGAAGTGCTGTTGTTGGTGAATAAATCAAAGATATTTGTTTCCACTACATCAGAAAGTGGTATTCGGGGAAGATCTGTTAACTTATTGTTTGTTGATGAGTTTGCTCACATAGCACCTCAAATAGCAGACCCATTTTTCAAATCTGTTATGCCCACCATATCTTCTAGTGTAACTGCTAAAATAGTTCTTATTTCTACACCAAAAGGAGCCTCTGGAAAGTTTTATGAAATTTTTAGAGATGCAGAAAAGAGTGTAGAGGAAAGAAAAAATAATACTAAAAATAAAAAGAAAAGCAACTGGACCCCTGTTAGAATTCACTATTCAGAAGTTCCTGGTAGAGATGAAGAATGGGTAAAGGAGCAGTTGGCTAGTATAAACTATGATATGGATGCATGGAGACAAGAATTTGAAATTGAGTTCTTAGAGAGTGGCACAGCAGCATTAAATCAAGGGATTATAGAACAGCTTAAAAGCATGTGCTGTCCAGCAGAATTTTCATTTGATGAAGGAACTTATCATATATGGAAAAAACCAGAGATAGACAGAATTATAAGCATTGGAGTGGATGTGGCAGAGGGTGTTGGACAAGACTATACAGTGGCAGTAGTGTTAGACATAACAGACCCAGATGATATAGAAATGTGTGCAATTTTTGCAACCAATAAAATACAACCATGGATATTTGCAGAGAAATTAAATCAAATAGCAAGAAGTTGGGGCAGACCATTCCTATGTATAGAAAGTAATAAAGAGGGTAGTCAAGTTTTAGATGCTCTTATAAATGTGCATGGTTATGATAATATTGTAACATACAACATGAAGAATGATAAGAGACAAGCTTATCAAAAGCCAGGGATTTTCAGTCACCAAAATTCCAAATATACTGGTATTCAAAATATGAAGCATTTCCTAGAAAATAAACAGTGCGTGTCTATATATGACATTGCAACTGTTAGAGAATTTGAAACTTTTATAAGAAAGGTGAACAGAACATGGGGAGCTAAAAAAGGGTTTAATGATGATAGAGTTATGGCACTGGTTTGGGCTTTAATCATATTGGAAAAATTTCTTGCAGAAGAATATCTTGATGTTTTGGAATATGATGAATCTGGTAAACCAAGTAAAATATCAGACCCAAACCAAGCACTTGCTAATATGAGCTTAAAGGGATATGTAGCAAATTCCAAAAATATAAGAGATGTGAACGGAAACAAAGCATACACTTGTGTTATGTTTAATCCTATGAACCATGAATCTATAAGAAAAGTACCTGATAGATATGAAAGCCTATTATCAGAGTCTAAATGGGAATTTCTTTAATAAATATCAATAATGCCAAATACACCATCAAAACCTGATATAAATTGCCCTGTTCCAGCACCAGAAAATACAGGATTTTTTACATCTCAACAGAGTCAGTTAAATGTCACTAGACAAGATAAGTTTATCTTGGTTATGACTATACCAGATATTCTTAAACCAATCTTGAAAAAAGAAAATAGAGTTTGTAATGGTGGAAACTTAGAAAGATTGGAAATGAGTATATGGGGATTTGTTGTTCCAGAGCTTCAAATAAATAAAATTCAAATTCCTTATAGTGGCCAAACACTTAAATTTTCAGGACATTCAAGACCATCAGTGCCAACAGTTAGTGTAAACTATACTGTGGATAATAGATTTGATAACTATTACATCTTGTATAAATGGTTAGATATTCAAAATGATGAAATTTACAGTCAATTCGATTACAAAGGGATGAACCCTGAATCTAGGGGTCATTTATGTGATTATGCCACCACTTTCACAGTGTATGCCATTGATGAATATAACAAACCTACTGCTAAGTGGGATTATATAGGAGCATTTCCAACAATTCTAGGTGCCGTTAATGCCAACTATAGGGATAGTAAAGAAATGGAATCAACATTTTCCTTTGATTGTAGTCAAATAAAAATGTCTCTACTATAAAATAAAAATACTGTATGCTGTAATAAATAAGTTTTTCCTAAAAAATTATAAGTAATCTTATAATGGCTACTAAATTAAATACCCTTCTCGAAAGTCCAGGAGTTGCACTTAACGAACGTGATTTGTCACAAGTAACAACAAATGCTGTTGGAACAAACGTGTTCGTTGCTGGTTTTACACCACAAGGTCCAACAGACGAACCAACCAATTTCTCATCAATACAAGAATTTGAAGAAATATTTGGTCTTCCAACAACTCCTGCTGAAAAATACTCACATAATGCAGTAAAGCAAATAATAACAACTAGTAATGCAGCAGTTACTTTCACACGTATGCCTTATGGCTCTGGTGCAGGATATGGATATGCAGAATACTACAATGCCTTAGTTTTCCCTGTTGTGGGTCTTAGTGCTGTTGAAAAATCAGTATGTGATTTCTACAGAACAGTTCCTCTTTCTACAATTCAAACAGAATATCCTTGGCTTGCACAAGATTTTGTTCCAACAGAAATTTGTTATGGTTCAAGTAATCTAAATTGTCCATTAAATTCAATTGTTGAAAGTCCTACAGCACTCTATATTCATGATCATCCATTCCAATATGATAGCATTGTTTCTAGTATAAAATTCGTTTCACAAACAAATAGTCTATCAAACAGCAAATTGGCACTCTTTCAACTATCCACTGCACCTTCTGGATCAAATACTCTTTACAATGTTGTTAACAGATACAATGTAAGTTCATTATCTGTTACAGAGGATACTGATCAAACTGGTGTTGGAAGTGGAAAAAGATATGTTGCAAGATTTACTGGTCCAACCCACACTCTTAGTGCTGGTATCTTATCAGGACAAACTGTTTCAGGAGTTCGTGTTCCAGCAGACACAGTTTTTGCATCCTTTGCAAACTTTTCTACTGGTATAGTTAACTATTTTAATGCTGATGCAGGAGTTGCTAATTCTGTATTAGTTAATACAGTATCCACTCTTCCAGTAACTGGTAGTATAATTTCTGTTTCAAATTCTTCTATAGCAAATTCCACAGTAGATTCTTTAATATCTTTCTGTTCTATTCCTGTTGAAGCTGGTTTAACCTGTTCTACTATCACAAGCCTAGGACTAACAATTCCAGAGCAAGAGAGATATAATTTCTATCCTCTTCTTGGAGATGCAACTCTTAATGATGCAAACTTCTATGCTATTGGAGAACCCATTAGCAAATCTTTGAATGCATCTGAATTACAATTGCTTCAAAATAGCCAATTTAATTGGAAATGTGGTGTTTATGAAAATGGTGAAGCTGCACTAGACATTCTTAATAACGATGTTCGTGGAAGTATTATTGTGGTTAATAAACTTAAAACAGCACAGCTTGAAGACTTTACAGGATACTATCTTGCATTGAATGACAACTTGAATGTTAACCCTGCAACAAATTTTGATGATATTACAGGTGTTTCTGGTTACTATAATGCAACATGTCCTGGTGTTTCTGGTGAATGGGTAGCAGTTCCAGCAGATAGATTGAATTTCAAAGTTTCATCAACATTTGATGATGCTGCTGGTTCTATTACAGAAATAGTTCACCAGAATGTTGGTCTTGAATTTGGAAAATCTTCCTATGTTGATTCTCTTATTCTTTCCTTCTTCAAAATTCGTCCTACTAGACTCACAGAAACTATCAATAAACTTGATCAAATAAGAGTTGAACAGTTTGTTGGAAGTTTAAACTCAGAGAGAAAGGTTCATGATGATTTTGGTGGTCCAGATCGTAGTTTCTTCTTGGAAAAGACTGTTAACAATGGAAGTAACTACCTTGAAATATTTGTAAACCCATATCTCTCTCAGAATAACTGTTGGGATAATCAACTTACTGGAAAACCGCAAAAGACTGTGCGTATGTTCCGTGAGAAGACTAGTGGTATTTTTGGAAACTTCACATCACAAGTTACTCTTGCAGCATATGCAGACAAATTGTATGGCACAGGAACTTACACTGGTTACTGTAGGGATGCATTGTTTGACACATGCATTAAAAAGGATATTGGAAATCTTCCTGCTAAACTTGAAAGAGCACTTAGAGGAGTAGAAAATCCTATAGACTTTCCTATTGATATAACAATTGATAATGGTCTTAGCACCATCTGGGCTACACGCTATGCTGCAAGCACAGATAACTGCATCACAGACCCTACAATCTGTTACAACTATGATGATACCTATTTTGTTAACACAGACTCTCTTAGCCCATATGATGGCACTATTATGAATAGTACTCTTCAAGACAATTGGGAAGTTATCTATAACATCTTTGATAGCTTTGCTAGATATACTAGAAAAGCAGCAGGAGGAACCCCTCATGTTCACATCCAAGACCCACTTCGTCAAATATTCGTAAATGGTAAGGATTACAAGATTGTGCAACGTCAAAAACAATTGTATATTGATCCTAATACAAACCAACCAAGTGAGAAATATGCTAACTTTGGAAGAAATATCTATGCATACTTGAGAAACTTGTATCAGGGTATAAACAGTTCCTACAGCATTTCTTATGCAAACTGGATAAAGTCATATGACTCTAATACAGATGCATTTACATGGTTTGGACCAAGTGCATACCAAGCAGCACTATATGCAAGAAATGACTTTAATCAATTCCCATGGACTAGTCCTCTAGGTGTTAATAATGGTCAATTAGCAAATATTGCTGATCTTGCTATCAATCCTAACCAGCGTGAACGTGATCTTCTTGCAAGACTAGGTGTAAACCCTATAGTAAGATTCCCAGAAGGAAACCTTAACTGGAACAGCACCACTCTTTTGAAAGAAAGCAGTGCTCTTAAAGAAATCTCTGTTCGTAGAGGTGCACTATGGCTTGCAAAAAGTATTCAAGGTAATCTTGTTCGTTTCATTGGTGAACCAAATACTATTACTACAAGAACCAGAATCAATAATACTCTTAAACCTATCCTAGACTTTATGAAAGACAATTCTGGATTGTATGATTACATGATTATCTGTGATGAAAGAAACAACACAGCAGCTTCTATTGATCAAGGTGTTCTTAATGTGGCAGTGTATATTAAGCCAACAAGACCAGTTAAATTCATATTGGTTGATTTGGTTATCACTGGAACAGGAGTTAACTTTAACGAATTAATCTAAACCCAAAACAAAAAAGGCGAGGTGAAAACCTCGCCTTTTTTTATCTCTTT